CTGTCGCTCCTGTATATGGAACATATCCACTTAATGCGCTTCCGTAATTAGGAATATTTAAAGTTGTTCCTATTAAAGTTGCTGCTCCACTTGAACCAGTTGTAGTAAGTGTTATTGTTCCTTGCTTAGAATTAAAAGTTGTCCAATCTGCCGAACTTAATAAACCTCTATTAGTTGCGGATGCAGTTGGTAAATTTAATGTGATACTTCCGCTTGTAGTAATAGGGCTATTGGCAACATTTACATCGGTCCCTGATGAACCAACAGTTAAACCAACGCTCGTTACAGTACCCGCATCTGTTGCTACCTCCACAATACCATTTACGGCTTTTAAAACACCGTTTAAATCTCTTATCTTAACATCACCGGTAAAAAAACCTTGTATAGCCATTTTAATATTTTTTTATTAGACAACTAATATTCTTACAAATTCACCTGTGCCAAAAGGTACAGTTGCTGCAACCGTTAAAGTTCCAGTATTAGAATCCCATTTAACTTGGTTTCCTGTAGGAACACCACTAAATATAATTTCACCCACATCAATACCACCTCTACTTGCATAAAGTAATGTTTTACCAATTGCTTCACTAAATGTAATTGTTTCAGAACCACTACTTGCGAATTTAGCGTACTGCTCAATACTTATTCCAGAACCTCCACTACTTGGATTAACAACAAAACCAGCTATGCCTGCGATTCCTTCTGCTTCAAATGCATATCCACCGCACATTCCATAAACATATTCAGTAAGACCAACAAGATTTATTCCTGTATAATTTACAGTATTTACCCACTCTAAAATGTCAGTTTCTATTTGTAACTTTTTAGGCAAATTCAAATCTGTTTCTTTACCTAATTCAATATCTCTTATTATTAAGGAAACTGAAACTTTTGCTATATCAATAACGTCTGATGTAGTTAACATTAGTAAACTAATTTAGGATTATCAATAATAAATTTTGCTTTATTCAAACTTAATTGCGCAATAGCAATTCCTGCACCTAATGTAATTGCATCATCTGCTGCACGGATATAAGTATTTAAAGCAAACTTTGTAGAAAGCCAATTATCTCCATCCAATCTTTCAGGAGTAGATATTTGAGCTTTAGATAACTTAGTATTATAAATTTTTGCGTAAGTAGAAAAACAATACGTAATTGTCTTATTGTATAACGTGTTTGAATTATCTCTCCACTCAACTGTGATATTCAATGCATAATCTTTATCTAATACGTTAAAACTAATTGTGTTTCCGGTGGCTAACGACCACACTTCATAGTTAGTAGTTGTACCGCTTTCAACTAAATAAGTACCATCTGATTTTTGCATATATACCCTTCTGGTAGTGATAGCAGCATCAGAACCTGTACTTGTATCATTTAATATTAATAAATTAGGGGTTGATATAACCTGAGAGGCGGTAAAATTTGGTGTAAGTGGCATAATAAAAAAGTTTACCAAAACTACCAAAAAAATGTTAAATAATAAAAAAAGCCCTACTTTTTTATGGTAGAGCTTTTTTATTATAATTTAATTAAATTTTAAGCCTTGGCTAACTCATTTAATTGTTTCTCGATATTAGCAAGAACTTCTTTACCATTCTTTGAAGTTTGGATAAATTGAGTCAATGCATCTGTTACATTTCCTCTGTCTTGTTTAGAGATTGTAGTGATTTCCTGAGAGCCAATTGAAACCTTGCCAGTAGCCATGTCAAATGAAATAATCTCATTATCTAGGCCTTGTCTTACGGCTGATTTAATGTCTTTTGAAGGGTCTGTGTAAACCTTTAAGAACTCGTCTGGCTTAGAGCGAGCAAAGTTTGCAACCTCAGCTAAAATCACCTCATCATCAGTAAATTCATTCCAGTTAAGTGCAGCTCCAATTTTACGAGCTTCTGCCGGCTTCATCTTAGAAATAATACCAATTGCTTCTTTCAAGATTTCAAAACCTTGAAGTGCCTTTTGGCTTGATTTTCTTTGATTTACAACACCAAAAAGTGGCGCTTTACTAGCATCTCTTGCTTCTCCTAAAATACTATCTCTGTTGTAATTGCTAATCATAAGGTACTCATACAGTTCCTCATCTTTTTGATTACCACCTACTAATGCAAAACGGCCTGTGAATTGGAATCCACCTAAGCCATCGCTAACACCCGGCATAAAGAATCTTTCCTTACCCGGCTTGTCACCATCCCACCAATCAGCTACTACCACATCTACCCATGCATCTTTTCCTTGTTTAGCTAGATAAGGGTCTTTAATCCTATCTCTAGTAGGAATGTTTGCTTTTGGGTAAAGTAATGGGTTTCTTTGTCTTTCTTTCTCATCTGGGTCATTATTTTTAACCCCTGTAAGCATTTCAAAAGTTACAGATTGCCCCAGCTCTAGTGGCGGAATCGCTCTTTTTAATTCTTCTGAAATTCCGTTGAATTTTCCAACAACTTGCATATATGTGTTTTTTTGGTTTAAAATACTAGACTACATGAGTCCAGCTAGTTTCTTCTATTATATTTTGAATTGTAGTTTTCCCAATGTCAAACATTAATGATAGCTTCCAATAAGAAAATCTACCTGTCTTATACAGCAATTTTATTGCCAAAACCTTATCTTCATTCAAAATGGCAGTACTTCTTTGAGAACCTCTAGTTATCTTAAGCTTCCCTGCCTCAATTGCGTGCTTTGCATTTCTGCTGTGGTCACACCATTCTAAATTTTCTGCCCTATTATCAGCTCTGTCACTGTTTAAATGATTTACAATCTTAAATTTTTCTGGATTCGGATTATCAACAAACGCTCTAGCAACTAAAACATGGACATTCTGCATCTTTTTAATTCCATCTTTTTTAAAAGATACTACTTTGTAACCATGACTATTACTGCCGGTTACAATTTTTTCTTTAGAAACCCTCATCCCTTTACTATGTCTTAATAATCTAGGGAGCATCTTCACTCTACCTAAATTACTTACTTCATAATAACCATCATACAAATCACCCTTCACGCCTAATATTGGCTTCCAAATTTCTTGTTCCATGTATCTTTGATTTATGCAAATATAATAAAAGGGGTGGAAAAATCCACCCCAATTATCATCAAAATTAAGATAAAACTTGCTGACGCAAAAAGTGCTGAACTCCAAGTACCTCGAGCCCCTGCGCAGTTGTCCAAGAACAAGTCCAGTTCATTGCATCTCCGTTAGGATTTACTGGAGAAATTGCACCGCTGTGGATTTCACCAATCATATCGTTACCGAATTTAGTTTGAGCTGGTACGTATCTTACACGCATTGCTGAATCATAACCACCACCTTGTACTTTAACACGGTTGTTGTAAGGAACATAGTATGCACATTTGTTAATTACAGTTTGACCGAATAATACTGGTTGGTCTTGGATTGGCATAGCCATGTAGTTAAGGGTGAAACCACCGTAACTTACTTTGTCTACTTGTAAATCAAGTTCTTTACCGTCAACAACGATACGAACTGATTGTACGCCAGAAGAACCTAATGCCTTCCAATAAGTGTCATGAGCTCTCTTAACTGCACTTGAACCGAATACTAAATAATCTTTAGGAGATTTAGCTGCGATAAGTGTATCAAGAGCATCATCAATGTTTGCTTTTTGTACTGTACCTAAAGTACCGTTAACGATTGTGTTACCGTACATCTCGATGTATTTGTTTAAACCACGAGTTGTTTGTACTGGTCCACCACCATCACTACCAGAAGTATTACCATCAGTAAGGATAGGGTTAGTATCACTGAAAGTAGTAACTGACATATCACCAGCGATGAAAGCAGCGTTGATTTTACCTTTAAGTAAAATTGCTTTTTCAAGGTGGTCTTTAACGATAAATTTGTTTTGACCGTTAAATTCAACTTCAATAGTTGCAGCGTTTTGAACGTCTGTAATTTTTGAAATTTCACGGAAAATTTGGTACTTGTTAGTGTACTTAGTTAAACCAAAACGTAAGTTAGTTTGGCTTACTGAGTTTTCACCAACAGCTACTGAGAATAAAGATAATTTATCACCAGCAGTTAAAGTCATGTTAGCACCAGATACAGATTTAATGTATACGGTATCAACACCTGAAGTTGTTACAACATTTGTAACGATAGCAGAGATAGCGCCAGTTGGAACTAGAACTAAATCATCTTTACGTGCTTGACCAGAAGTCGCAGTAGTACAAGTAAAGTTGATAGAAGTTGTACCAGAACCATTTACAGTACCACCAGTTGTATCAAGAAGTTTGAATAAAGCTTCGTTTACAAAAGTGTAATAAATAGGTTGACCAGTAGTGATAGGCTTCTTTCTGTCACCTAACCACAAAATGTCTGTTAAAGCATCATCGTTCTGAATATCAGTAACGAGCTTGTTAATCTCTCTCGTGTCAAGCACAGGGTCAATTGCGCTGACGTAGGCTTTGGTAATATTACCTAAATTGTTTGCCATTTTTAATCTTTTTAATTTTTTTTTAAGTAAAAGTTTTTAATTTTTACCTGCCTATGGTTCCCATTTTAGCCCTTGAGCCAAAAGCTTCACCTAATGATTCATTGGGTTGGGCAGGTACGCTACCAACAGGTCTGCGTGCGTTTTGTCCTTCTTCAATGATAGCTTTCAATCCCAATGACTTTCCATAATTCACAAGGTCTTTCTCATAGTTTGGATTGAGAGCGACTAATGCAATTTTTTGCAATTTAGCCACATCTGGAATAAGCTTTGCTGGGTCCGCCTCTTGCGGATTTACAGAAATAGCTCTTTGCCACTTTTCTCCATCCAACGCTACTGCCATTAAATTTTCAGGTTTATCAATATTAAAATTGAATTTGCCATTATCTCCTAAATCAATCGCAACTCTTTTGCTTTCTAATAAGGATTTCGTAGCATCATGTTCCCTGAAAAATTGGAGAACTTGTTGTTGTTGTTCTGCAAGAAGTCGCTCTTGTTCTGCATATTGAAGTTGGTTGTCCACCTCTTGTGGCCTACTGACTTCTGGTATACGAAACTGTTGCTGTTCTTGTATTCTCTTTTGTCTAACTAATTCTGCATCTGCTTCTAGTTGAATTAATCCAACTTCTCTATCTTCATCAGACGCAAAATCAGTTTGCTTATATCTTGATTGATACAATTTCTCAATCTTATCATCACTAAGATTAGGATATTGTAATTTTAATTCGTCAAATACCAAATCGGTATGAGATACATTGTTCCAGTCAAAAGCCTTTGCTTCAAGGAATTTATATGCATCACCACCATTTTTTCTAAATTCTGCGAAATCGGCAACAAATTCATCATACCCTAATTCTTTTAAAATTTCTTTTGGGTCTGACTTTTTTAATTGCTCCTTCCAATCAGTTACCTGAACTGTTGCAGATGATTGAGCTTCTTCATTACTATCTTCAACAGATTCTTCACCGAAACTAGGCATAGAAAAGGCTGTTACATTTTCTTCAACCTGAGCTTCCGGCTCCGTTACAACTGTAGAAGAAGGTTCTTCATTAACTACTGGTTCTGCACTTTCAGTTTGAACTGGTACGGCAGGCTCTACAAACTCATCTTGAGGCATAGGAATACCGGTACTCATTCTATAAACTGGTTTTTGTTCTTGTGGTTGTTCTTGTTCTAGTTCTGACATAATTGTGTTTTTCGTTACGAAAATAATAAAATTTAGTTAAAAAAATAAATTTATTTAATTTTTTCTCATTCCTTTATCAAAGAACAAAATCTCTTTGTTTTCTTCAGCGATTTTGTATTTAGCTAATAAATCACCATATTCACCAACGGCCTTCCTCTGAATCTCTATAAACTGCAATAAAAATTGAGCAACTACACAATCTTCTTGCTCTGCCATTTCATAGAATTTTTTATATTGATTGTAAACCTCTAATTCAGTTTCATAACCAATTTCCAATGAATCTCCAAGTGTATTTATTTTATCGGTAATTGCGTCAATCTTAGGAACGTCTGCACAGTCACCCATGTCGTTCATAAACTCAACAATCATTTGATAGTGGGTTAGCTCCTCAGCGCTTTCTGCTAAAAAGTATGATTGAGTGCCAAACAAACCTAATCTTTGTAATTGATTAGCTAGGCTTTTCCATAAGTTAGATTGATATAGTTCTACGTACAAAGCATCCTGTAGACCCTTTCTCATTTTACCGTTAAGTAATGATTTAACTTCCATCTTATTTTTATTTTTTATTGTTGTTAACTGTTATTTTAGCTTCTGCTGAAATTCTTTGAGCAATAACTTTTGCATCACTTTGAATCTTAGCTTCCTGAATATCGCTTTCTTTCTTACCCATTTGGATAATATATTCCCATTGCTTTTCAGCATTTATCTTAGCAATATCTACATCTAATTGAGTTTGCAAAGTGATTCTTCTCTCTTGTTCTGCAACTTGGGCTGCCTGAGCATTACCTTGCGTTTGCTGTTGAATCTTTTGTAATTCATACTGCTGCATTTGTTCTCTGCGCTTCTTAATTCTGTAAGCCAAAATCATAGAAGCCATTTTCAAATTACGGCAGCTCATTACTAAAATCTTATCTTCGGGCTCAATTAAACCTTGAGAGTCACGAATATTTAGTTCCTGAATTAATTGTTGTCTTTCATAATCCTGAGGCGCATCTTCAATGAAAATACCAAACTCGTGAATAGATAGATTAGGATTAATTTGTAAAAACTTAACTGTTTCCTCTCCTAAAGCTTTAGCTACACCTTGAACCTTACCTAGCTTAACAGCTATTTGAACTTTTGCAACAACCGCATCTGCTAAACCTTGAATCAATTGCTTATCTGCAAAGCTCAATAAATAAAGTGCATTGTTTGTGCTTTCTATTGCTGCATTTGCAACCGGAACTAATGTTCTTGCATTTGGAGTAGAACTATCTGTTAATTCATTCAATCCAGATACTTGACGCATTAAATCAATAGTGCGCATCAAGTCATCATACAATTGTCCGAATACAGCTAACTGACCCGAAGCTTCAATACTTACTGGCTTGTAGTTAGGATTTTGGCTTAACAAGTCTGTTGAACGATAAGGAACAACAAAGTTTGAGAAAATGAAGTCCATTACCTTAGTAGGATTCATTTTTTCTCCACCACCACCAAAGTCTACACCTTCAAGCGCATTTAGGTCAATATTGATTAAATACGGAATAAGCTTATTAGCCATATTCTGTAATCTAAACCAAGCTAAACAAGCTTTATCTTCTAATGGGATAAGTCTTTCTGTAACACCAGCAAAACGCATCTTATAGAAGTTCCAAGCATATAACTGAATATTCAATTGAGTATCCCACCAAGATGATGGTTTTCTAATTTGGTTTTCAGACATACCCCAGTCATACATAAAGTCTGTCATTACAACCCATTTACACTTGTAAACAACCTTTTTGGTTACAGGCATAAAAACAGGTTCTGCTTGACCTTTACTTTCAGTTTGACTCATTGGCTTATTAAATTCATCTTCTAATGAACCTAATTGATTAACAGCCATTCTTGATGCAGCCTGATATTTAGTTTTACCAAATCTTGTATTACCACGACTATCTACTTCTTCTTTGTAAGTGTAATCGTTCATGATAAAAATTCAAAATCTAAAACTAATATTTTAAATCTATTCCAATATTTAGAATAGTCAGTTCCGTACATAAAGTTTGATGGGTTACCAAATCTTCCTGCGACAGAAGTAACCATTTGATTCATTTGGTCTGCTGTAAAATACGGAGCTAAATCTCCAATATACATCTCTCTCACTTCACCCCAATGCACTAAATCAGAAAAATCACTTTTTGCACAATAAGATAAAACCATGTTTTCAGGATTAATCTCTCTTAGCTTTACGTGACCGTTTTCATCAATCCATTGAGTATAACCACCCATTCCAAAATCAAATAAATTTTCTATAGTTCTTTTTCTTTTGTCATCAAATTTATTTTGATAAAAAGCTAATGATACAGCTTGCTCTGCCTCCATAGACATTACGTGCTTATATCCGAACTGTTGCTCCATTTCTAATTGCTCCATATCTTGTGGCTCTCCGGGAGCTGGTGCTAATACAGGGCTATCTGCAAGTTCTTCCCCTCCGGCTTTCTTCAATGCTTCACGCATCATAATCTTAACCTTCATTTCATTGAAGTAAGCATCTTCTTCACTTTTAGCTAATGGGTCTACAGCAAACGCTTGAATATCATATCTCCTTTGCACTAATTTTGAAATAGCAATCTCTCTAAATTTAGTTAAGAAAGATGGCGGAGTCCAATCGATATTCAACCAGCTTTTATCTGTTTGCTCATCTGCGAGCAACATTTTTTTATATTTAGTTGTACTTTGTCTACCTAATGCATATTCTCTAATCTCGTTCATTTTTGATTGACCGAAATTGAGCATATTGTTAGGTACATAACCTCGAGAATCACCCCAAGCTGCCTTAACATAAGATAAAATCCAATCGTATCCTTTACTTTTTGGGTCTACTTGTTGATTAGGGTATGTATTTGTTTGCTGCTGCATTATTATGCTAAATTTAAGATTAACCAAAAATACTTAAAACTATGTTAAAAATACAAAATAATTTATTTAAAAATTAATTTAATATAATTCACGCTCTTTAAGTAAATCATCATAATTCATATCCATCTTTGTGTTATAGGAAAATCCATTATATTGGATGGCTATAAATGGGCTACAAACATAGTATTTTCCTAGATTTGACAATGCCCTATCTATATGCTCATCATCTGGAACACTTAAATATTCATCATAAAACCTTTCATTAACTATATAACAATGGAATCCGGTAAATGATTTAACAGAATTATCCTCTAAAATTTCCCCTAAGTATATCCCACTTAAATAAATATCAAAATCTTTTGGCTTATTTTCTAAGAAATATTTAAAACTATTAGGATTTGTAAACCTTACATCGTCCTCCATTATGCATATTTCTTTAAGTCCATTATCTTTTGCAAACTTAACGCATTGTTTATGAGCTAGATTGATACCCTTCATAACAGAATATTGGTCATGGATGGCTGGGAATATTTGATAATCCCTTATCCCTTGTCCAATAAACTCTTGCATAAGCCTGTCAAACCTATCATGAGAGTCAAAATTGTGGATAACTGCTATTTTCACTTCTCTAAAATCTTAATTATGTTATTAAGCGCTCCTTCGTAAGTATAATATTCTTTGTATATTTCCCCTATTCTTTCCTGTTTGTCTATTATTTCTAAGTAAGATATACTTCCTAGAATTTGTTCTATTCTATCAGCGTCCCTTTCTTCTATTATAATACCAAAATCCCTGAAATCCAAATCAAAAGGGTTTAAAAATTCATCAGATATATATACCGGTATGGTTAAATACTGCATACATTCTGCTATCCTGAAGCTATTTAGTCCATAACCTCTAGGGCACAATCCAAACAATGATTCAGATATAATATCACAAAA